GACAACAATTCCCCACTTGGTCGGTGGTGGGGGTTATGGGGGGGAGTTGTAGTCCCTAAAAAAAATTGATTATCTTTACGATCACATAATTTATTTGTCTTATGAATCATGGAAGTTTTAATCGATGACTATTTACGTAAAATAGGGATTTATGAATTGGTCACATCAAGCCCAGTCTTCTACATCGGAGGGTCAATACCATCTTACTATTATAGTAGAACCAACGATGAAACCATGAAACCCAACGATCTGGATTTGTATACGACATCCCATGCGATCGGAGTGCGCCAATTTAATGTCTATTCGAAACAGTTCGAGATATCGGAAACACATGGGAGCATTATTGACTTCGTCTCGCGATCCAGCGATCCTGAGACCAAAGTCCAATTTATTACCGCAGAAACCAATGACTTCGTGGGAGAAGTCTTGCAAAATTATGACTGTTCAATGGTGGCTATTGGGTATCATCCATTTGACCATCAAATGGTTATCCACCCACGATTCCTAGACTCGATCAATCACAAACAGTTCATGTGCAATTTGCACCGAACCACCCGTGAAAGGCAGTACAAATTAATCCAACGAGCTCAATTATGGTATCATTTACCAATTCATTTTGATGGCACATGTCAGACTGTATTTGATCATTTGAGTTATTATGCACAGCAATCGAGTACTGGACTGTTATCTGAGGTTACCCCACCCACATATTTACAACTCTTTCACCACTTGTACAAGTGTCTCAGGTGCTCGATTCAAACGGATAATCTGGTTTGTTCAAAATGTACTACTCGACTACTTGATCTCGATCTCAGTCTCTGTCGAAATAAAACCATCACAGTGATCGGGGGGATTAACGGATTTGGTCGCATCATTGTCGATACGAGTCGCAAGTATGATAATACTGTTTTTGCAACTGGACGGTCATGTAATGAGTCCGCAATGACCACGCGATTTGAATTAGGTCAACCTGTCAGTCCATCACTATATCAGATGATCGACCAATCAGATGTTTTAATTATGAACGCGACTAAAACCCTAGAGGGTGATGAATCGGTATGGAATACGAGACTGAGTACCTTCGATGCTTCACTACTGATCGATCGAATCCAGACCAACGTGATGGGTTATGTCAAATTGCTACAACAATTGTGTGCACACCGAGTAAATTTACTCGAACATCGTCAAACCATTCATCCGTTGGTGATGATTTATGTTGATGCGAATGAATCTAAGTGTGAAAACAAAATGGTGGATGGTAAACATCTGGAATTGAATATTGCTAAATCGGCGGTCAAACAGATCTTGTACACTAATTACAATTTGTTGACTAAACTTAATATTAAGGTAGTGTGTTACGATCCAGGATGGCTATCTTACCATGGCATCAGTCTTGAACGACAGAGGTCTTTATCACATCATCTGATTCCACCAACGATTGCCGCGATGGGTTTATTATCAGCCAGTCAACAACCAGACGATCGCATCGTGGAGACCAGTGTATATGATTTCATAACAGATAATAAGTAATTATAAATATTTGTGAATATTATGTATACGAATAAATGCAATTGCTAATCAAATATGGTACACTCACAACCAATATTGATGTTACACAAAAAGTCAAACAATTATGCTGTTTTCAAGATCTAATCTGTATTCCTGCGACCGATTATACGAGAGCTCAGTTGTTCGGTGATCCAGTGCCCGGAATACTTAAAGTAATCTTTGTTGAAATTGACAACCGTGTTTTCGTCTATGATCATGAACAGATTGCGTGGATTGATCTGACCAAGAAACCCATCGTGCCGATTACAAAGACGATTCTCTCACTAATTGATGGGCAGAATAGATTACGAACGATGCACGATCATCTACAACTGCGATACGGGTCGTTTCTAGAAGAGTATCCAGAACAGTTATTGGCGGTACGATTTTTAACTGGATCAGAAAAAGTCTTAGAACTAGGTGGAAATATTGGGCGCAATAGTTTAGTGATCGCATCGACCTTGGTTGACGACAAAAACTTAGTGACTTTGGAATGTAATGATGCAATTGCGCGACAATTGGGGGAAAATCGTGATGCAAACAGTATGCATTTTCACCTAGAGTCATCAGCATTATCAAAATGCAAGTTAATTCAAACTGGATGGACCACGATTCCTTCTGAAACCATACTTGATGGTTATTCTCCAGTTAAGTCAATTACCTATGATCAACTCAAAAGCACCTATCCAATTGACTTCGATACGTTGGTGGTTGATTGTGAGGGTGCCTTTTATTATATTTTGAGGGATATGCCGGAAGTCCTTAATGGAATTAAATTAGTAATCATGGAAAACGACTACCCGACTGGCGAACATAAACAGTATGTTGACCAAGCGTTGCTTGGTCGTGGGCTACAATGTGTCTGTTCACAAGGAGGTGGATGGGGTTGTTGTACAAACAACTTTTATGAAGTTTGGATGAAAATGTGTTAAATTGTGGGTTGAACCATGGGTTTAAACCGCGTGTTTACGTGTCATATATATATACCATTTATTTTTTGTAAGTGGTATACATTTAGTTTATCATTGCATTGAGATTTTTTTGAATAATTCTTCATTTAGCAATTCAAAGACTACTTTCCCATAATGAGGAACAGCAACACCGTCGATGAGTTCCGAATAAGCCAACGTACATACGTTTGGTCTCGATATTTTTATATGGGACGTAGGTCATGGAAGGACTAAACTTAGTAATATCTTCTCCATCTGTAAGATAGAAATTACGTGCCCAACCACTAACGATGTCCTGAGCCACATTGACGGTTTGCTCCATAATGAAAGATATCATTGAAAAACGATTCAACAGTAGAATAATGTGGGTCGACTGAAAACTGCCGATCGAAAGTATAATATATGATGGTTGAAATAGTCTTGAACGCTTTATCTAAACACTCTCGTAGACTCTCATCACGTGATAGGATCGTCCGCAGACGACCAACGGTATCGAACAATATCTTCCAATCAGTCATCGGTCCTTGAATGTCAACCGATCGAATCCCACAAAGAGTGGTCGTGTAATTAAAGTAGGGTATCCCCATCTGGCAAAATGCCATACATCGTGCCTCTTTTGCCATGGGATCATCACTGGAGAATTGAATATCACACACCAGTTGACACAATTCCTTGCTGACAATTTTTGTGCGCAGGGATCAACACAAATCATTAATATTTAAATCACCTTGATGTGCATTTTTGTTACTGACAATAAAATCGACCTTACTTTTACTATTAGAAAAGAGTGACCTGAATTTTTCTGGATTATCGACAACATAAGTGGCGATCTCAGATACAATTGTATAATATACCATATCTGGACGTAAGACGCAACCTAGTTCTTTAGCCCAACAGGCATGTAGGTAATAAATGAGTCCAGAATGCGTCACTGAATTACTAGGAATCCCTGTATTCAACAGTCGTACTTGTTGTGGATTCCATCCACTAGGCATGAATGAATTCACCTCGTAATGGCTCTTCTCCTAATGATTGTTGTTGAACCAGATTGAATTTCATTTCCTATAATATTTTGTATATTTTCATGACCAATACTGAACTCTCCCCTTAAAAAATTGACTGTCCAATTTGTTCATTTGAGATTCCGTCTTAAATGGAAGAGATCCTTAATGACTCTTATCTAACGATGGAAATCGTTGCACGACTCCCATTGAAAGACCAATTAGCATTGCTTCACACTTCTCAAAGATTCCGTCAACTTCTTGCTCCACTAGCCGACCAAATCGACCAATGTATGGCTCTACCCAATCCTAAACAGCAATTACGGTTCTGTTGTGAGAACCGTCGTTTCGAATTGGCCGAACGAATTCTTAATAAACATTTACCCAGATGTTTACAGTCTTACCGCATTGCCTGTAAACCCTCACGTCCGCCAAAAGATCAACTCAGTATGGTCAACGGATTGTTGCTACATAATCACCACAAAGTTACGTCTTTTATCGACACTGATCCCATTTACTGGTATCTGAGTTTATCAAATGCCGTTTCTGATCACGGTATCCCCCTGGCTCTTACCATACTATCTTTTGCTACGCATCTGGGTACCGCTAGGAATATTCTAAATACCTGATTAGTGTGATCTCTTTAATTCTACAACATGCCGTACGACTGACTTAAAATGCAATTACGATAGATGGTAGCGTTGATCAAATCAAAAGATAACGTTTTTCGTGATATGAACCAAACGTAAATAATGTACGTCATTACAACATAGCATTACCGCATCATGAGATTTATACTTTGTCCCAGAAAGTCATTGTTTGATAACCAAGTATTTGGGGCAATATTTACATGATCACAAAATATATTTTATTTAAAATTGAATTGGTAATTTATTCACGCATCATATAATAAATATACGTGATGACTACCAAAATCAAAATAATATTAAAAAACATGTAAATAGTGATATATCATCACATTCACAATTAAATATAATTGATTTATTCTGTGGGTGCGGTGGTATGACGAAGGGTCTGACTGATGCCGGGTTGAATGTAATCGCGGGGGTGGATATATGGCAAACAGCAATCGATACATACAAGAAAAATTTCGAACACACTGCGATATGTGCAGACTTGACACGTCTTCCACCAGAGGGTTTTCAAACATTGTGTGGTATTGATAGGAACTCAATCGATTTAATAGTCGGCGGTCCACCGTGTCAAGGATTTAGTATTGCTGGACAAAGGGACAAAAACGACCCACGTAATCCATTATTTATGGAATATGTGAAATATTTGGATTATTTTCATCCCAAGGGTTTTATTGTGGAAAATGTTATTGGAATCCTATCAATGAAAACATCGAATGATGATAGCGTGATTGACATTATACTTCAAAACTTAAATCGTAATTATAATTGTATTGTCTGTAAACTATACGCGAGTGATTTTGAAGTACCACAGAATAGGCGTAGGATGATTATTATAGGTATTCGTAAGGATTTAAATATAATTCCACATGAACCACAACCCATATTAACACAGGATAATAGAATACCAGTAAGGACGTGTCTTTTACCAAGAGAGGATATAGCTCGATCATACTATTTAAGCGATCGAGCAATCGAAGGAATAATAAACAAAAAACAAAAATCACTCGCAAATGGTAGAGGATTTGGTGCACAATTTTTGGATCTGGATAAACCTTCGTATACTATACCCGCGCGTTATTGGAAAGATGGATATGACGCATTAGTTAAATACAGCGAAAATGAAATACGACGGCTGACTATCACTGAGTTAAAAAGGATCCAAAGTTTCCCTGATAATTACGTATTTGAAGGAAATAAAAAAGACATTATGATGCAAATTGGAAACGCAGTCGCTTGTAAATTTGCTTATCATCTCGGGAAACACATGGTCAATATTCTTCAATAATTAAAAGATTCCAAAAATTAGAAGGACTTCTAAACTGTGAATAATTTATGGTATTTCCAACATACATTCCACTATCAAATATGATATTCTTTTTTATTATATTCTCGACAAAATATGTAAAATTAAATGTTTTTCCAAAACAAATTCTCTCATATGTATCATCTAATTTTTTGCATACAAAAAATCCTTTATTATTAAATTTGTTGTCAATATGGTGTTCTAATTTTTCTTTTTTCCAAACGACGATCAATAATTTTTTATCAGTCATCAAAAACGACGGTAAATCGCTTTTACTAATCCTTTTGTCTTTGTCGTGTAAATAATAGATGCATAGGTCATTATTGTCGTTAAATTCCATAATTTGACCGAATTCATTCCATTTTCGATAAGTCGGTACACATCTACCCGACCATGAATATCTATTATTTTTATGTTGATTTGATCTACCGAAATAATGTATAAAATTTTTGCGACTCACCATAATACGATTATTTATCCATCCATTAAATGTATCAATTGTCATTTTCTTTTGAGAAAAAAGATATTCACTTGCACTAAAATCACCAAATGTGATTTTACGTGACTCTTTTTTCATTTCATAACCATAAATATCTGGTTTATTCCGACAATTAGGTTCTAGTCCCATTTGTTTTTCTAACCAATGACCTTCGCTCCCATCATGAGATTTTTTTACCCTTTACGTTGCTCGTAAATAAATCAACTATCTTTTTTTTCGTCGGGTCAAAATTGATTTTTGATGTTGAAACAACTTCGTCTTTTTGTTTTCTCAATGTAATTTTAATCTTTTTTTCCGCTGATTCAAAATTGCTTTTGGGTGAGTCCGTTCGTTTTTCAACACAATCTTAATCTTAACCTTTGGTGGTTCCATTTATCGAACGGATATAAAGGTATTATAACAGAAATCAATTTTGAAAATCATCGAATATTTTGAAAATCATCGAATATTTTGAAAATACCATCTATTTGTTGCAATTGATTGCAACAAATATTTAATTGGTTCTTCGATCTAATACAACAAAGGAGTTTATAGATGGATTGAGTAACGGTCAGAGGAGGGCAATGCGACAGATTTGACCGCTGAATGGTTTTTCTTGATCATATAGGCTAATACAACACTAATTAAAGCACTAAAACTACCCAAGATTGAGGTTACCAGAATGAAAATCAATTTATAATCAGGCAGCTCGTAACATGGCTCACTATCCATTAAAATCATCGCTCCAATGATCGGTAAAACTGCCATACGGTCTGTTTCGTTCATGACCTGATCCAGTAACTCAATTTCACATGTGATTTCGTAGACCTTCAAGATTGTCGTCATATACTCAATTGGTAGTCCGACCATGATCTCATTACAAGCAATCATGGTACACATCACATGATCATTGTAGTTCAAGGTCATTGTCGCATCATTAATGATGATCTCTAACCCATTCGATACCTTTGAATTAATCGGCATGACCGATTCTGTTCCGGACATCAATTCAATTGATCCGTCGCCGTTGTTGACCACACGATAGTCGGATTGATCCGCATCAGCACCGATAGTCAACCCAATCTCGTACCCTAACTGTGTGCAACTGCGTTCGGTTTTGGCGATTCGTTGGCTGACGTTTCGATCATAATAATTGACTACATTCCGAGTGACGGATCCCGTCGACACGGTACGTATTCCTTCGACACCGATCATAGACCACTGGTCTTGTCCCACACAAACACTCACTAACATCAAGATGGTGAACAATGTTTTCATTTATATCTTATATTAAGAAATAAAATCTTGGACATAAGATGTTAATCAAAAAACATATTTATAATTAATTTTGATATGTGTGATATACTGATAATGACTGATTTACCTCTAGTTGTAACTTACATCGCATTGCATCAATCACAACTGAATCAAAAATTCATTGATTTAATGAAAGACAACTATATACAAATTCAAATTGTGTCCGAATGTCCACATCCGATGATTAACCTCCCATTTGTTTATATCTCGGTTGGGGGACAACCAGAAGATTTTCAATGGTTGATGAATCTTCCATTATATCAACGAAAAAGGTGGATTCATGTTAACCGAGTTGAAGAGATCACACCCAAAGCCGTCTATAACATTTATTTGTATGCGACTGAGCCCAAAATGATCGATAACTCGATGATCGCAGTGGATAACCGTGGTTATGGTCACGACCATGATCAGCCATTAATTTCCATCTATACGGCGGCCTATCGATCAGGGAATATGATTCAAAGACCGTTTCAATCTTTACTCAAACAAACTTACCGAAATTTTGAATGGATTATCGTCGACGATTCGGGTGATGATGACCTGACCTTTAAACAGGTTTTGCAACCGTTGGCTAAACAAGACCCAAGAATCTTTATCTATCGACCTACTGATCGTAGTGGATACATTGGTACCGTTAAACGTATGGCCGCGGGGTTGTGTCGTGGGAAGATATTGGTTGAATTGGATCATGACGACGCGATTCTTCCCACTTGTCTGCAACAATTATTATCAGCTTTTCAATCTCATCCTGAATGTGGTTTTGCCTTTGGTTATTGTGCTGAATTATCTGAAGATCAAACTGAGTGTTGGTATGGAGATAATTTTGCATTTGGATTTGGTACGTTTTATCATCAAACTGTCGAAGGATTGATCAAACCTCAAATTACCCTCAACGGATGTCGATTGAACCAAAAAACTGTCCAACATCTGGTGGGATTACCCAACCATCCCAGAGCTTGGACTAGACAATGTTATCACGATGTTGGTGGGTATCGCGACGGATTGTTAGTGGCGGACGACTACGATCTTTTAGTCAGAACTTTTTTACATTCAAAATTCATTGAAATCCCTCAATTAATGTACCTACAATATCGTAACAATTCAGGTAATCAAACTTTTATCCGCAATCGACAAATTCAAACCATGTGTCGGCAATTGTACGCGTATTATTCACATAAGATCACCAATAAATTGAAAGCTCTCAATGCCCCTACTTTACCTGCTAATCATGTTCAATTGTGGACATCCAATTTGCCTCAATGTTGGATCAATCTCAATGTTGTTGACCTTAATCCCAACAAAACTTCACATATAGTTCATTCCCCAACTGACTTAGAAATCGTTGAACTAGCGCGCAACTGTTCACTGTCTGATGAACTGATCGTGGTCGGAACAGTTCCGACCAATGTTCCTCAACTAGCCATCTTATATCCTGCGGGGTTAGTCAAATGGTCTCCCACTAACTATACACCTGTGCAAGATCTGATTTTTGCATCAATTATTGCCACGGGTAGCCATCTGGTGATCCATCAAACTCCATCAACCATGTTTGACCAATTCATGCAGACCAACTCGTATCGTGGAGATCAACGATCAGTCGTCTTAAGATAACATAGGATGCTTCAAATATGAACGTCTCTAAGGTGCAGTCATGATATGACTAACATATCGTCCGGGGGGGGATTGTGCGTGTTCCATACTAAAACCAAATAATCCCTGATCATTGCCCAATCGGACTAGTAGTGGTCGATTATCTGGCAGACGAATTAACTTGACATACATGTGGTTAATGGACTCGTTGAAAAATAATTCCATCTGGTTGTCAGTAAAATAGATCGCATATAAATTACCGGGGATAGATAGGTATCGAGGACTACCAACTTTCGGTTTCCACCCATGTCCTGAATCATCTTGGGTGCGAGCTAACGGGTTCAGTTCTCATTCGACTGACGTCATGGTCATTTTTCCCACCCAATTGGAAATGTTGTCGGCAAAATAAACTATTATCAATTGTATTACGTTTGCACTTAGAACCGTGTTTTGTGAACCAATTACATTGATCAGACATATAAATTTAAATGTCTGATCAATGTAATTGGTTCACATATATAAATTTTATGTGTACAACGATTTAATTTATAATTTTCATCATTTCCTGCCACTGATTAGTCAACACATAATAAATCGGCATGATCCTATTAACAATTAACTGATTATCTTCCAGATACCACTTGATGTGATGTAGAGAATCCATAGAGGTTAATTTGACTTGTTTCTTAGTCCTCTCGGCCAATATTGTAATCCAATGTCCGCTCGATTGCTGTTTTGTAGATGTGAGTAATACGACCAATGCTAATCGGTTAATTTTACAGGCGATAAAGTCCTCAACTAATTTAGCAGATTTGCCATCATTATCAAGGGCTTCCGCTAATGTGTCCATACCAATTTCCTTGTAAATATACAAACTCTGCAGGTCGACGACTGCTATCATCTGTTGGGTATCAATTAGTAGACGGGTTTCATTAGGATATAAATTATCATAAACGTTTTCTTTCCGATACTGCCTAATGAGACGCAATTGGGAAGCGAATTCCTTAGCGAATAAATCTCGATTACGCAAATCTTGAATCCTACCATCAACCAAACATTGTGCGTTGTAAACAGCATAATAAGCACAATAGTTGGTATGATCATCACTTGATCTAGATTGTTGTAAAGATGGTTGGAATGCTATGAAAAGTGACTGTTCTGTATGAGTGGCAGGGTCTTCCGAATCAGATGGTCGTGAGTGTTGTGCGATAACTTGTGTTTGTTTTGGGTCCAGTTTGACTTGTTGTAAATTTTTGCGTTCAATCGCTTGTCTAGCCTGTTTGACTTGTTGAATCTGTCTATCTTTTTTCTCAGTCGCCTGTTTTTTCATTCTTTCGATGGCTTGTTGCATTGACTTTTGTTCTCTATTGGATGCGATAGGTTTACTAACTTCTAGTACATTCTTCTTTTCTCTCTCTTGTTTGGTTCTTTCGACTTGTTTCATAGTGGATAAAAGAGGTTTACCGAGTGCTAATCTGACTTCTTGTAAGTTCTTTCGTTCCCTTTCTTGCTTGGCTCTTTTGGCTTGTTCGAGGATCAATCTGACTTCTTGTAAGTTCTTTCGTTCCCTTTCTTGCTTGGCTCTTTTGGCTTGTTCGAGGATCAATCTGACTTCTTGTACGTTCTTTTGTTCTTTTTCTTGCTTGGTCCCCAGTAGACTCCTTTGTACCGATGGTTTATCAATATATAATTGACGACATTTCTTGAAATGAACCGCACAAAATTGTGGATTGTTATGTGGATATTTTCGATTCAATTTACATTGACGTCCAGAGACTTGACATAAACATTTCTTGACATCAATATTCATCTATAGAGAGTGTCCAGAAATTATTTTCACGAAAATTATTGACACACAATCGAGATTACTTTGAATGTAATGACTGACAGTGAGTTTACAATCGATGATTATATTGAAGCCAAGACATGTGGAGTGGATATTGTTATACCAGAATATGATCAATATATGGATGAATTAAAAATCGGTGGTCTTTCGATGACCGATTTATGTAGTATTCTGTGTGATGGAAAGAAAACACACTTACCAGATTTTCATGATTATGTTGTTAATCGTGGTAACATGCCAGATGATAATCATGTTGTGATTTACGATAAAATAATCCGTGGGCTTATTTTGAAACAACAACCAGACATTTAAGCTCTCTTCTTGTCTACTTTGTATTTGGATACTTATGTCTATTAAATCAAAATAATTTTTTTTTCGAAAAATTGATCAATTATTTCATCTTCGATGATCAAATCATAATAACTAATATGAGCAAGAAAATTTTCCCAATTGTTGGATCTATGGGGGTTGGTAAAACGACGTTTGTTGACAATCTGCGAAAAATCGTTCCCAGTGTTATTTATTTGGCTGAACCAGTTGACCAATGGTTGAGTATTGTCGACCAAAGTAATGGTGAAAATTTGCTTAATCGATTGTATCGAGATCCCCATCGATGGGCGTTAACATTCGAAATGATCGCCCATGCGACTCGTTGGAAACAGTTGATGACTGCACTCAAATCTCCTGAATCTAGTGTGATTGTGATCGATGGTGCTCTTTCTGTCGATAAAAGCGCTTATGCGCAAAAACTATATGATGAGGGGTCAATGGACTCGATGGAATGGCATGTTTATAATATCTGGAATCAATTCTGTGTTGACCAAATTCAACAACACGAGATTTGTTATATTTATCTTCGTTGCGATCCAGTAACTACTTTACAACGCGTCAGTAAACGTAACCGTCCTGAGGAAAAAACCCTATGTTTGCCACATTTTGAGCAATTACAACATTATTTGGATCAATGGGTTACCGAGCAAAAAGAAACAAACGCAACGATTCAAACATACGATTTTAATTGTGATGTAACCGATCCTCGATACACTCGTATGCTACGTACGGTAGCTGATCTCCTGACCATCTGATCTCATCGATCATCTGATCTCTGTCAAATTAGATGGACGATACACTATTTCATGACCGTAAATCATGATACCATACCTGATGTCCATTGGTATCACGATCATACCATCGACCTAGAAACTTATCGATTGTCACGTAGCCTCTACCGATTAGTGAGGGATCTTCAAATATTAGCTTGTCGCTAATTATTCCGATAATTATAGAGTAATGCCCATTATCCCAACAATGATCGTCATGGTCCCATGCTTGAAACAGAACTAAAATCGGAATCTTCCGATGAAAACATTTAATCACGTGTTTGATCGTCATTTTATGTTGTTGTCTAACATTCAATCCCAATCGTCGACATAGAGCGATGATCTCCGAAGGTTTTGTGCCATCCTTTGGGTTAGTGCGTAAGATATTGACTAACTGATCTTCACGATAATCGAAGCCATAATAATATAAAATTGCCTGAACCGTTGAAGCCCCACATGTATAGTCAAGACTTTGTCGGGTATCTGAAAAATCTAGAAGGGTATCTGATGATAGGGTATTGTTCGACATATAAAATTTGATATATATATCTTTGGTCTATATATATCAAATTTATTTGAATGATTGTCATAATTTTAGCTGAACAACGACCCAGATTGATCAATATTGATTACGATGAATCACATTGTTCAATTTTTCTCAGTAATGTTGAGTACACGACGCAAGGGAATGCAATTTATGAAGAGTCATGGTCTTATTCCTATCTGGTTTTTTCGGATCGTACTGATACTACTTCACCAGTACGTAAATTTGTTAATTTTCATAACCTCAACGGTTCTACAGTTCCATTACGAGGCACAATTATTTTGGTTAAAAAACGACATATCGGATTGTACGATTGCCAACAGAGTGATTGTCAACAAATTCAAATGATGCCTAAGACATGGGGTGAAACGTGTTTTGTAATGTGATTATTTAGTAACTAATATGTTCAGATCTCTGATGATAACTGCATTGGAGGTACTATTACTAATATAAAAATCAATTTCATCATTTTTATGTATCCGTTCGACGTACGCATTGGTGGAAAATTGGTATGGTTGATTGGCTGTGGCTGTCCTAATTCCATTAGACGACATAATTCCACCACATGTAGCGCCTTCAGGTCCACTAATCGCGGTTCCATTACCAGTTGCTAAATAAGTAAAAATATTATCACTCACTACCGTAATGAAATAAAGTCCATTCCATACACCACTTCCCCCTATCCAATTAAGCATTTGAACACGAGATCCAGTTCTTACATTGTGTTGGGCTGATGTGGTGACAGTAACCGTTGTTCCATTACCAATGACAGTTGAAACGAATATTTTTTTGTTTAATGCGGTATAGACGACATCATTATTAGATGAGGATGAAAGTGCCCCAGAAACGAAGAATTTTACATCGCTGACGTGGGACGACAAATATTTAAATTGACCGATAATCGTGGTAACGTCAAATTTACTAGCATACGCTATCACGTTCGAAATGTTTGCTTTGACATACAAATTAATATTTCCATTCATCGGAGTTGCAACATTTCCTGCAATAGAGATTAGTTTCCCACTGGGACTTCGATCTTCAGTTCCGATACATCCCAGAACCACAATGTTAGCGTCTCTACCATCTGTTCGACCAAAATCAAATCCATTGAGAAAAATACCAACATCGTTATAGGTACAGTTCATGACATTGGCCAAACCACCATTATAAACGTAATTACCACCATGATAATTAATGGCGATTTGATTGCTACTTTGATTGTTGAAAATCAAGTGCATTAAGGCAAATCCTTGTTTGGTTTGAACCGTGGTATTTATTAAGTCGATTGATGTATCACAGTTGTCAAAGTTACCAATTTCGAGGTCAATTGTTTGTGTTGGTGATGTTGTCGTAGTGTAATCAATTGATACACCAGTCCTACAATTACTAACTACAAAATCAACACAGAATAAACTAACACCTGCAGCATCTGCAAAACCAGTATAGAACCCATTAACTATAAAATCTTTGAATTCACAATAGACATCAGATGTATCAAAAGTGACAAAATTTTGTCCAGGTGTCCCATTTGAGCCATAATTTGATAAGGTCGTTGCATCGGCTGTAAATGAAGTGATATTACAATTACTCCTAATTATGAACATGGGTCCAATTAATCCAGTCTGTGCACATAATTGAGTGACTTCATAACCACACCCAGTGATTTTAAGTGAATGATCAGGATTATTGACAATTATCGTTTCGGTCACTGGATTGATATTGCCATCGACTAGGATCTCCATACTGTGATTACTATTATTATACCAATCCACCGCTGATTTTAACGTTGCGTAATCCCCCTCTGGACCAACGTACAATCGATAAACTAATTGATCTGAACCATAAGGTCCAGTTGGTCCAGTTGCCCCAGTGTTCGAAGCTATCCCTGGTTGTCCAATCTCTCCTTGCGGTCCAGTGGGTCCAGTTTCTCCTTGTGATCCAGTGAATCCAGTATCCCCTTGTGGTCCAGTGTCCCCTTGTGGTCCAGTGTCTCCTTGTGGTCCAGTGTCTCCCTGCGGTCCAGTGTCCCCTTGTGATCCAGTGAATCCAGTGTCTCCTAGT